TTCGTCAGCGCAATTCCGCGCGTGAAGGCAACCGCCGTTCTCCACGAGTGGTCACTTGACACTCTGGACTCGGTGAGCACGACCAACGCACAGCTCGAAGGTTTCGACCTTTCCCGTGCGTCCTCGACCTCGCCCGCCCGCAAGCAGAACTACTGCCAGATCAGTTCGCGTGACGCGACTGTGACCGGCACGCAGCGTTCGACCAATCCGGCTGGCATCGACGACATGATGGCCTTCCAGATGGCGAAGAAGTCGCTGGTTCTGCGTAAGGACATCGAGGCAATCCTGCTCGGCAACACCGGCCAGAACTCGGGCAACACCACGACCGCGCGTACCCTGCGGTCGATGAACGCCTGGATCAACGGCAATGGCTCGCGCAACGGCGCTGGCGCTGACTCCACTGCGGCCACTGCGGCCGCGACGGATGGCACTGCTGGCGACCTCCGCACGTTCACCGAAGCGCTTCTCAAGGACGCAATCCTTGACGCGTACAATGACGGTGGCGAACCGGACATGGTGTTCCTTGGCCCCGTGAACAAGCAGAACTTCTCTGGCTTCACGGGTCGCGCAATCTCGCAGCTGATCGTTGGCAAGAACCAGATCGACGGCGCTGCGACCATGTACGCTTCGGACTTTGGCGACCTCAAGGTTGTCCCGAGCCGCACCATGCGTAGCCGTGACGTGTATGTCATCGATACGTCGAAGGTCGCGGTTGCGTATCTGCGCGCGTTCGTCCCTCAGGATATTGCAAAGGTCGGCGATGCAGACACCAAGAATATTCTGGCGGAATATACGCTCGAAAACAGAGCGCCTGACGCTCACAGTTTGATTGCCGATACCAACGGCTAACTGACCGAGTTCCCGCTCTGCTTCGGCATCGGGCTTGGTGGGGGAGGGGTTTCGGCTCCTCCCTCTTCTTTTGCGGGAGGCTGCGGGTAAACGCGCTTGGACGCGCGTGATCGCCGCACAGCCGCCCTGCGCTCTTCCTGCGTTTTTGGTTGCCTGCCCTTGGGGCCGGGTTGCCAATGCGTGGGCTGCCAATCACGGTCCCATTCCGGATTAAAGCTGGATGCGGGAACCTCATACAGAAAGCCGGACCATTTTGTCTCGGCCTTGGTGAGCATCCGTCCGACGAAGGATGACGGGTCGCCCGCCCGCGCAAGATATACCCATCGGAAGCGGCCCGGCTTTAGGCTCTCAATCGGCTGCCAAGACATGCGGCAGCCTTATCACAAAAGGGGACACATGGCAAAACGAGCCATCCTCGATGCCGATCCAAACTCGCGCCGCGTAACGTGGTACGCCGAGGAGGACGGGCGGCAATACATTCAGACGAAGCAGGACTGCGAGGGCGTCGTGGCTGCGGCCAAGGCCATGTCCGAGCTTCCGCACAACGACAAGTCCCTGAAGCCGGTCGCACTGATCCCCGAGGAAGTGCTGAACCAGGCCATGCTTGAGGGCTGGTATCACGACAAGGCGAAGTGGCGGCGCTGGGCGAACGATCCCGACAACGCCCGCTTCCGCATTACCGAGGGGCGTTTGTGAAGATTGCCATTGCAATTCCCTGCCACGGTCAAACGATGGCGAAGTTCACGCAATGCCTCGCCTCGATGATTGCGTTCTCGGCGCAGGCGACAATCGAAATGGACGGCCAGCAGGTCAGGCCAGAGTTCGAGATATTCATGGTTTCCTCATCGCTGCTCCCGGAAAGCCGTAATCGGCTGGTTGCAGAAGCGATCAACTGGGAAGCCGATTACATGCTGTGGATGGACGCGGACCATGTGTTCCCGTCCGACGCTTTAATGAGATTGCTGTCACGCAATCGCCTCGTGGTGGGCTGTAACTACGCCCGCCGCTTCTCACCAACCTCTCCGACCGCATCGAAGCAGGGCAACGACGACGAGCTGGACCTTGTGTGGACCACGCAGGAGAAAGCTGAGGCCGGTGAATTAGAAGAGGTCGCGCATCTCGGATTGGGGCTGTGCCTCGTGGACATGCGGGCATTCGCGATCCTCGAAGCAAAAGCAACGGATGACGGCAAGGAGCATTTCTGGCCGCTGTTCCGAATGGACCCGACGCCCGATGGGATCAGGTTCGTCGGAGAAGATGTTCATTTCTTCAAGTCGCTCAGAGAAGCTGGAATCAAGATTTACTGCGACCACGAATTGAGTTGGGAGCTGGGCCACATTGGCGAGCAAATCCTGACCAACGCCCACACAGTCATCCAGAAACCCAAGTTCGAAGAGTGGACCAAGCGCAAGCTGGATAAGTTCACGAAGGAGGCCGTAGCGTGACCATTGCGACCTACGACGAACTCCTGACCGAACTCGACCAGTGGCTGAACCGCTCCGATCTCTCGGCCCGCATTCCCACGTTTATTCGCCTGTTCGAATCCCGCGCCAATCGTCTCCTCCGCACACCGGAGATGCACGCACAGACCAGCTACGCAACGGTTGACGGCATTCCGCAGCTTGCGTTGCCCGATGACTTCCTGTCGGCGCGTGACCTGTATCTCGACGCGGACCCGGACTTTGTGCTCGTCGCGATGACTCCGGCGGTGTTGAGAAACAGCTACCCGCAGGCGAACACGGGAATGCCCCAGGCTTATGCGGTGATCGGCCAGCAGATATTCCTCGGCCCGACGCCCGATGGTGAATACTCTCTACTTCTGGATTACTACCAGCGAATCCCGTCACTGGACGAGGACAACCCGACCAACTGGCTGCTGAGTACATATCCCGACCTCTATCTATGGGGCTCGCTGTGCATGGCTGAAGCGTTCCTTCGCGACGACACGCGCCTGTCTGTGTGGAAGGCGGCTTGGGATGAAGCGACGGGCGAGATCAACGCGCAGGCAAACCGCCAGCGTATGCCGTCTGCTCCGCTCATGATGCAATCATATATCTGGGAGCGCTAAGGTGCAACTCGGGTCGTGGGCCCCGGATTTGCCCGAGTTCGGCCACAGCAACCTCGTCACGGCCCGCAACTGCTACTCGACCTCGCTCGGCTACGCTCCTGTCAAAGCCCTATCGTCAGTCACGGCGGCGATGGGCGAAACATGGAGCGGGGCTGCGGCATTCACCGCTTACGATGGAACGAAGGTTCTGCTCGCTGGAACGGCGGCGCATCTCTACACACTGACCGCAAGCGCCGCGACTTCGATCCTAACGGTGTCATCGGGCAAGCCGTGGTATTTCGCGCAGTTCGGCAATTTCGTCATCGGCGTAAACGGCGACACACCGCAGAAATACACGATCACGGCAAACACCATTGCGGCGCTCGGCGGTTCGCCTCCGGATGCGTCGATGGTGGCGATTGTTCGCGACCAGGTATTCCTCGCTGGCGATGCCGCTGCCGGTAACACGGTCACATGGTCGGGCCTCAACGACTGCGAGGGCTGGACCATCGGAACCAACCAGTGCGACAATCAACAGATCCCCGATGGCGGCCTGATCACCGGCCTTGTCGGCGGCGAATACGGTCTAGTGTTTCAGGCGGGCGCAATCCACATCTTCGAGTATGTCGGAACGCCGCTGATCTATACGCGAAGGAAGATTTCAGACGGTATCGGAGCGCTTTGCCAAGGGGTCATCGCTCAATCAGGCAAGCGGGTGTTCTTCCTCGACCGCTCGGGGTTCTATCAACTGCTCGACGGTCAGCTTTCACCCATTGGAAAGCAGCAGACGCAAACCGGCCTTGTCGAGCTTGTCGATAGGACATTCTTCGAGACCTACTCGGTTGCTCAGATTGAAGCACAATGCCACGCGACGGTTGATCCGGCTCGTCAGCTAGTGGTGTGGTCGATGCCCGACCGCCTGTGGGTTTACAACTGGGGCACGGGCAAATGGAGCGACATTTACCAGCCCGGAATCGTTGGCGTAGCGCAGGGACAGACCTCGGCGGTTACGCTTGAGGATATTGCGGTTCTATATCCCTCGATTGAAGATGTGCCGGTAAGCTTTGACGACCCGCTGTGGCGCGGCGGCGACCCGATGCTCCTCGTCGCGATGAATGATTTTACTCTGGCGAGCTTCGGCGGCTCTGAGAACATGGAAGCGCAATTCAGGCTTCCGAAGATGGAGGCGTTCAAGGGCTTCGGTGCCTACGTCCACAATTCGCGGATCGACACCGACGCAACCAACGGTGTGACATTGCAAATCGACAGCTCACCGACCTTGGGAGCGGCGCAGACAACCGTAATCTCGACCGATCTAAGGGCGAACGGCGACACGCCGATAAGGTGCCACGGTCGCTATCATCAGCCGCAGATCACGATTGCACAGGGAACCGAGTGGAGCTTCATTGAAGGGCTTGCGATCGAGGCGACCCAAGGTGGGCGTCTGTGATCCCGTTTTCGCAGACTTCGCTTCCCGAATGGCAGAGATTGGTTGCATCGCAGGTTAACCCGCTGCTCCAGCGGACAATTAATGTAGCGACGAAAACCGCAGCATATACGATCAGCGAAGGCGATAACACGATCATGGCCGACGCCACCACGGCGGCGTTCACGATCACTCTACCCAAGGCCGCATTGTTCGGCGGGCGCAGGTTCACGATCAAGAAGATCGACAGTTCCGCCCACGCGGTAACAATTGACGGCGATGGGACGGAAACCATCGACGGCGCAGCCACTGTTTCACTGGCAAGCCAATGGGCGTTCCGAACAGTCGTTTCCGACGGAACGGCATGGTTCATCATCAGCAGCTAAGTGCAAATATCATCATTGCCCGACGCGGAATCCCACCCGCTCTGGCCCGCAATATACGACCTCCTCAAACCCGCCGCAGACTTCGGTTCCGTCCCCGTCGAGCATCCCGACCAGGTTGTCTGGATTGCGCACGAGAATGGAACCGTGTTCGCGGCTGCAACGACACTGCTTTTCACTGACCAGACCGCCGAGCTGAGATTGGCCGGTGGTTACAGGCACAGGGATTGGGTTCCGCAACTGAGCGAAACAGTGAGTGCCTGGGCGAAAGACGCCGGGGCGAAAAAGCTCACAATGAAGGGGCGGAAAGGCTGGGGCAGATATGCCTCGGCAACGGGTTGGGTCGCTCTCGACGGCACGAGTTACGAAAAGGAATTGTAAGAATGGGTATCCTGAAAGGGTCTCCAGCAAAGAGCACGTCAGGGTCGGCGCAGCAGTGGGCCCAACCCTACGCCACGCAGGGCGCGCAGGACGTGATCGACGTATTCAACGCCGCACAGCCGCAGACGCAGGCGAACCTCGCCGCGATCAACGCCGCCAATGCCAACCTTGGCAAGCTCGGCGGTCAGCTCGCGGGGCAGACGGCTGGAATGGGTCAGCAGGCCGCCGCGATGGGCAAGACGGCGGGAAGTGCGAACAACTTCTATGGCGATGTCATCAACGGCAAATACATGTCGGGCAACCCGTATATCCAGAACATGCTCGGCCAGTTGGACCAGTCCATTCTTGGACAGGTCGGAAGCCAGTTCGAGAGCGGCGGAAGATACGGCTCCGGGGCTTATGTCGATGACTTGTCCAAGCAGCTCGGCAACGCGAACATGCAGGTTCTCTACGGCAACTACGCCGACGAGATGAACCGGCGAATGCAGGCAGGCCAGCAGGCGGATCAGGCACTCGCGGCACAGCAGAATGCGCTCAACAATTCCGAGCAGCAGCAGAACAACAACGCAATGCAGCAGCTCGCCGGTCTCCAGTTGGCGAACCAGGCTCCTTATACCGGTGTCACCGCACTCGGAAACTCGCTCGGGGCACTGTTCAACGGTGGAACCTCGACCGGACAAAAGCCGGGGCTGCTTGATTATCTGATGCAGGCAGGATCAAACGCGGCGTCTGCGTTCGCTGGCGGCGCTTAAATGGCGACGGGTCTCGACCTCATCACGGCTCTGCATGAGAGCCAGAACCGGGACTATTACCCAGACGGCTCGCCCGTCCGCTCGCCTGCCGGTGCGCTGTTCAAGATGCAGGTCATGCCCTCCACGGCGCAGAATCCCGGCTTCGGAATACAGCCCGCAGCAAGCCAGACGCCAAGCGAATACAACCGCGTCGGCGGGCAGTACCTGAGTGCAATGCAGACCCGCTACAACGGCGACCTGTCGAAGGCGTGGGCGGCGTACAACTGGGGACCGGGGAACGTCGATAAGGCGGTGAAGAAATACGGGCCGTACTGGCTCGCCCATGCCCCTGCCGAAACACAGAATTACGTCAATGCCGCAGTGAAGGATAGCCAAGTGGCAACAAGTCCAATCGACCTTGTGCGCCGAGCACAGGCGTTCAACGTCGATATTCCCTCCGGAGACCCGACGCAGGCTCCCGCTGCGGCTCCCGGTGGATTCGACATCAAAAGCCTGCTCGCCATGCTCCCGCAGGCAATGCCGATGGAGCAGAAGAAGAATGTCCCGCTATGGGCGAAAATTCTCGGCGTCCTCGGAGACACCTACGGAGAGGTCCACAGCGGGCGGCAGGGCGCGTTCATTCCAACGCTGCTTCAGGCAAATCAGGGGGTGGATGACCGCAATTTCGCCCGCGAAAAGCTGAACGAGCAGATCGCATCCGACAGAGCGTCACTGATTGCGAAACTAATTCCGGACGCGCGGCAGCCAACTAGCAGCATTCAAGACTTCGAGTACGCCAAGGGCCACGGATACTCTGGCTCGTTCGACCAGTTCATGCAGCTGCTTCACCCGCCGACGCCCGTATCGGTGCCCTACGGGGCGCAGGTGAGCGGTCCAAGCGCAGCCCCACCGCCAATGCGCTACAATCCAAAAACGAACGCATGGGAGCCGATTAGTGGCTGACATTCCCGCACCGCCTCCCGGCTACATCATTGACCCGAACGATCCGACGCGCGCCATTCCCGCGCCCTCGGCGTTCGGCAATCGCCCGGTCATCACTGGACCGGCTCCAGAGCCGAAGTTCGTGCCGGATCATCCGAACCTCGTTATGGACCCGCAGGGCAACGTCCGTCCCGTTCCCGGCGTCCCAGCGCCAGCGGCTCCCGCGCCGAACTTCGTTCCCGGCAAGCCCGGTTACGTTGTCACCGGGCCACCCAATGCTCCGCAGGCAGTTCCGGTCAAGGGCCTACCCGGCGCTGGCGTGGACCTCGACGCATCGCAGCGCGCAAAGGCCATTCAACAGTTCAACTACGCCAAGCAGCTCCAGGACGTAGTTGACCATCTCAATCAGCTGTATCTCAAGGGCCCCGGTGCGACGAGCGGCCTAGAGGGGCTGAAGGACTACCTTCCGACGCCGCAAAACAAGAACTTCGACACGCAATCCAACGCGGCTCGCGGTATCATCGGACAGGCGCTGAACTTCACGGGCGGCCAGTTGAATACCCCGCAGGAGGCGGCAAAGGCGGTCGGCCCATTCCTTCCGCAGTCGAGCGATTTCGACTCCACCATTCTCCAGAAGATTCAAACCCTTCAGGATATGGCGAAGAACGGACAGGATAACGCAATCCAGACCCTCGGCGGTATTCCCGACGCGAACGGCGTTATCCGTCCCGTCACGCCGTCGAACCCATTGCCGCCGATCACTCCTCCGGGGGCCAGCGATCAGGTCAACTTTGCCACTGGAAAAACCCGCGACATCATTGACCCCGTGTTGAAGGCTACCGGTTCACGCGTGGGCAGGATGATCGCAGAGGGCGTATCCGACGACAAGATAACCGCGTTCCTTCAGCGCTCGGGCGTCGATCCTGCAAACACCAACGTGCAAGAGGCGCTACAGTTCAGAAAATCGCCGGATTTCAAGGTGTGGCAACGCGCCAATCGCGGCAAAGCCTATCCCATCGGGCCTGACTTCTACACGAAACAGGTTCCGATGTCCGCCGACCGGCAGCTTCTCAACAAAGCAGCCGCTTCAGACGTCGGCGGTATGACAATGGCTGCGGGCGCTGGTCTGACGAACGCTGTTACTGGTGGATACCTAAACGACCTCACTTCCGATCCCGCTGCCGCGCAGACGGGCATGGACCTTTTGAGGGCACAACACCCGCTCGCCAGCTTCGGCGGCGACCTCGCGGGGCAAATGGCGCTTGAGGGAATGGCTGGCGGCCTTCCTGGCATTGGAAAGCTCATTGCCAGCCCGATGGGCCGCAGGGGCGCAGACGCGCTGTACGGGGCTTATTCGGGCTCTGGCGAGAGCGACGGCAACAGGGGAGTCGGTGCGGTGGAAGGTGCGTTGAGCGGCCTTCTCGCTGGCGCAGCCGGTCGCGGCGCTCAGAAGGCCATCGGCCACGCCGCAACGGGCATTACTGACCCCGCGCTTCAGTACCTCAACAATGCTGGAATCCCACTGACCTTGGGACGTATTGCGAGGGGCGTTGGCGAGATCGACCCGCACGCTCCGACAAATGTTGCCGACGAGGTGGGCAAGGGTGTCGGTGGCATTGAGGAGCGCCTGATGGGCCTCCCCGGTCTCGACGCGATTATCGGCACCGCTCGCCAGCGTGGGGACGCGGCATTCAACAACGAAGCCTTCCGCCAGATCGCTCCTGGAGTCGTAGGGCGCGGAACAGAAGGACTTGCCAGCGCAAAAGCGGCGGAAACGGCTGCGTATTCGAAGCTGAACGGCGCACGTTTCGCGGTTGACCCTCAGTTCGATAGCGCGATTACGGCGGCGGAGAATGCGGCCAATGGCCTCAACCGGCATTCGAGCGACGTTGCGGACGTTATCAAGGACGTTCGCTCGCAGATCGCCAACGGTGAAATGTCTGGTGAAGGGTTCCAGTCCGCGCTTCAGTCAGTTCGCCAAGCCAAGGCGTCACTTTCGAACGATGTCATGGGCCACAAGGCGGCGAACGTTCTCCAGGGCCTCGACGATGAGCTGAACGCGCTCGGGTCTCGACAGGGCGGGACTGTGGCGCAAGACCTCGCGACCGCTAATGCAATCCACGCCCGCAGAGAGATCGTGAAGGCGGCAAGCAAGTCGTCGGCGGCGCAGGGCGCTGGGGAGATGTTTTCGCCCAAGGCGCTCAACCAGCAGTCAATCAGCAATACCACCAAATACGGCGGCTCCGACCTGGCATTGTCGCCCAATCGCCCGTTCTTCGATCTCACGAAAGCGGGGATGGGTGTCATGCCCAACCTCACGCCGGACAGCGGAACGGCGGGGCGGCTCCAGCTCTATCGCGAGCTTGGAACCATCGGCGCGGGGCTTGGCGGAGGCATTGGCGCACTGACCGGCGACAACAGCCCGAGCCGCGCCACCGAGGGCGGCGGTATCGGGATTGGCGGCGCGTTGGCGCTCGGAACGCTCCTGTCGGCCCCCTACAGCAAGACAGGGCAGAAGGCCATTCAGAAGGCGTTATTGGCCGAACGTCCGAGGGCCATTCAGAAGATCGGGGAATACCTGATTAACACCAACCCGAAATATGCCGGAATGCTCGCCTCTGCGATGGGGCGCGATTACTTCTTCCAGCCGGAACTATCGCAGTAACCAACTGAGAAACAACAGGGCGGCAATTCCAAAGGCAACCGCCCTGATTGCAAGCCAGCTCCCGCGAACCGCGCCCTTGGCGATGGCTACGGGATGGGGAACTGGTTCAAACAAGACCGCCTCTGGACCGCACAGGCCATCGTCGGAACGGGCCTTGGCGACTGGCACATCGAACTGTTCGGAAAGCGCCCCACGGGACGGTTCGAACTTGAACTCGCCGTAAGCCGGATTGCCGCACATGCCCAGCAGGGTTCGATAGCGACATTCCGAGCACGGTGGCCCAGCTTCGCCAGCCCTCGCCGCAAGCGACTTTACATACTCCAGCCGCTCACGCGCCGCAGAAATACGATCCACGCCTCCATTCTAACCCAAAGGGGTCCCAATGGGAACCATTTTCGACTGGTCCAGCACCGCTGCCAGCAACACTACTGTAGACGGCATCGATATCGACACCGGAATGTCGCCCGCCGACGTGGACAACGCCAAGCGCAGCATGATGGCGATTATCCGCAACACCTTCGCGTCGGCCTTACAGTCATTCCTCGCAGGCACTGCCGCTCTTCCGGTAGCAAACGGCGGCACGGGCGGGACGGACGCAGCGAGCGCACTGGCCGCCCTCGGAGCCCTATCCAGCGCCTATCGCGATCTCCCTCTTGCCACGAAAACCGCCGCATTCACCTTTGCCGACGCCGACCGTGGCGGACGTATCAACTACACCGGGGTAGCGGCGGCTGCGACCATCAACCCAAACTCCTCGACCGCGATCACCACTGGGGCGGCCTATGTCATCCGTAACGCTGGCTCCGGTTCCTTAACGATCACGCGCGGCTCCGGCGTCACACTCAAGGTCAACGGTGGAACCACTTCCGCCGACGCGACCCTTGCGGTTGGTGGAATCTGCACGCTCATCAAGTGGGACACGAACGACTGGACCGTTGCCGGATCGGGCGTGTCGTGACGGGGATTGTCTGCTGTCTCCCAATCATCGGCGCTCCGACTGCGGTAGCCCCACCTAATCCCCTGGCCGTCTCGCGCAGCCCTACGAGCGTGTCTGGGTCAGCTTCTACTTCAACCGTCACCTCGAACTCGACCACCGCAACTGCTTCTGGTGGGACTTCGCCCTACACCTACTCGTGGGTCAGGGTCTCCGGGGACAGCAGAATATCGGCCACCAGCGCGAGCAGCAGGACAACCGCTTTCACGCGAACCAACTGCGCTTCGGGAACGAGCTATTCGGCAACGTGGCGCTGCACGGCCACGGACGGGGCCGGGGACACCGCCTTTTCCGGGAATGTCTCGATTACCCTGACGCGCACCGGAACCACTGGCGACGGCGGGGGAGGGGGAACGTTCGAAGGCCTGTCCGACCAGACCGTGACGGCTTCTGGAATCGCCTCAAGCGAGACTGCAACTTATTCGATCAACAGCAACGGTACCTACACCGGGGGAAGCTGGAACAGCTCGACCACTGCGGGTTCGGGTTATGAGGTCAAGGCAACGCTCACCTCGGGAAGCCTCACCACGGGAACCACGGATAGCTGGCTCGCTCTTTCATCCAACCGCTCGTGGTCGGTGACGGACTCGACCCAGAACAACGCGCCCAAGTCAGCGAGCTTTACGCTGCAAATCCGCGCCACCGGGACAACCACCGTTCTCGACAGCGCAACGATCACGCTCACCGCCAACGCTCTTAGCAGCTTCTAGGGGGAATACATGTTTTTCGGACGCAACAGCAACCCGTGGCTGGGCAATCAGCAGACGATGCAGCCCCTTGCCCAACAGCAGCGGCAGCCCACGGGCGTAATGCCAATGAACCAGCAGCAACCGATGACCTCACCGCCTCCGGTAACGTGGCCGGGGGCGACCTCGGACGGCGCGTTCGCGACGAACCTCGGCAATCTCTACGCCCAGCAAATGCCGAACCAGCAGGTTCCCGGCACGATCCTTCCCCCGGCGGCACAGCCTGGGGGACAACCGGCGCAGCCTCCGGTGGCAACGCCTCCGATTATCCAGCAGGGGCGGGGCGGACCGTTCGGCGGGTTCTTCAACCGTCATCATGCGGACTTCGGCCAGATGTTCGGCGGCGGGGGGCTTCAGCAGATGTTCCCGCAGCTTTTCGCTCGCTTGCAGCAGAAAATGCCGTTTCAGCAGCCCAATTTCAGCCAATACATGACGCAGCAGCCACAAGTTGCGCCGCCGAGCGGAAACGGAATCGGCTAAGTGGGTATCCGCCATTCCTACACCGCGACAGGTTCGAACAACCCGAACCGGCAAGTCTCGGTCGATAGGTGGAACGAAGCGCACACCCTCGACGGCACGCCGGGAATGCTCCTCGGCGCGGATGGGGCTGAGATCGATCCGACGACAGTCGGGGTCGGCGGTCTCAACGCCAAGTCGTTCGGCATGGTGGGCGATGGAACAACCGACAACCTCGCCGCGTGGGCTGCAATCACGGCCTATTTCAGCTCTCTCCCCTCGACCGGATATTGGGACGCCTTCAACGGAACCTACAGGCCATTTCCCAAGCTGTTCATTCCGATTGGAAATTACTATTTCTCCGCGCCTTGCGAACTCGACGGCGGGCAGTGGGACATCGAGTGCGAGGGCAACTGCGGCCAAGGCAACGGCGGCATGGGCGTTACCTTCACCTTCGCAGCTGGAAACGATGGCGTTGTCGTTCAGAGCTGGAATACCACTGGGGTCAACGGCTCAAAGACTACTCGCGCACAAACCTACAACGCGCAGGGTTCTCGCATTCGTGGCCTTACCGTAAGGTCCCTTGGTGCGGGTTCGTATTCGAGCGCATGTGGCTTTTACACGCGGGCAATCGCCCATCTTGAATATTGCCACGCGGTCGGATTCCCGAGCCACGGATTTGCTGGGATTGGCTCGCTTGGCGCTGGTGGGTCGTCCGAGGGCCAAGTCAGCGGAACGTCATACTTCCAGTGCTCGTCCTCCAACAACGGCGGACACGGCTTCTTCTTCGACGGGGCCGATGCGAACTCCTGCACCATAGTAAAATGCGATAGCCGGTCCAACGGCCAATACGGGTTCATGGATAGCTCGTTCCTCGGCAACTACTATTTTGGCTGCGCGGCGTCGAGCAATGGCTGGGATGGCGCAGCGGCTAGCGGCATTCCCACCGCCTGCACCTATCTCGGCAATCGCTACTATGTGAAGCGCGGACAGGCTGCCGGAGCCTCCACCAACGCTCCCTCGGGAACGACCGCCGACAATACATGGTGGGGCTATGTCAGTGCCGGTGGAACCTTTAGCGGCATTGTCGCGTGGGTCAGCGGAACGACCTTCCAGGAGGGCGGCTCCTACTCGACCGACGACGCCAACGCATCATCCGTTTTCAGCGCCTGCTATGCGGAGAGTGACCAGAACCCAGCGCAGATCATTCCTCCGTCGCTCATCATAGGCGGGCAGCTATCAATCAGCACTGCGGGTACTCTTGCCTGTTCCATCCGAACCGATACGAGCGGCTCTCCGATATTGGGATACAAGCACGGCTCGGCGGATTCCACCATCGAGCTTGCCAACAGCAACGTATCCTCGATCATCCGGTTCGCGCGCTATACCAACGGCGGCGCAACGCAGAATATCGACGCCAAAATCTGGACCGCAACCGGCCAGCTCATCCTCGACCATGTTGGCGGATCGAAGATCGCCTTCCGTCTCGCGCAGGCCGAGAAAATGTCCCTCACGACATCGGGGCTGCTCATCAGCGCGCTGGGCTACGGATTGGGGTTCTCCACCGGGGCTGGTACCGCCGTCACTCAGGCGACCAGCAGGACGACCGGCGTCATCGCAAACGCATCTTGCGGCGCGATCACGCTGGTTTCATCGGCAGGTTCAACCTCGTGGCAATCGTTCACCGTCACGAACAGCGCCGTTGCCGCAACCGATACGGTGCGAGTGTGCCAGAAGTCGGGGACGGACAAATATATGATCCACGTCACCAAGGTTGCGGCGGGTTCGTTCGAGATCACTTTCGCCACGACTGGCGGAACCACGATCGAACAGCCGGTGTTCAATTTCTCAGTGATTAAGGCTGTGGCCGCCTAGCTGTTCTGGACCGCCCTCGCCGCAACGATCATAAACAGGGCAATTCCCAATAGCACCACGACCGGCCAACCCAGCGCTACCTTGAACCTGTGCCGCCGATTGGTGAGCGCAAACAGGATCACTCCGAGGACGTAAACCGAGGCGAGCCAGATCATAGGCTCCTCCGATAAACGTCCGCCGCGCTTGGCCCCTTCCCGTCAGAAGGCGAGGGTTGCTCGGCAAGTTCTGTCCAGTGCGTGGCATCGCCTAGCAGCGTGTCATCATCGCCCGACCACGTAAGATGCCCCAAGCCGTTGAGATAGGCGGGCATCACATATTTGCCGTTGCTGACCCACACCTCGCGATCCGGAGGAAGGGTCTCGATAGACTGCCACATACGCGCCCCTTTTGGTTTCCGAGCAGAGGCAGGCCCTCCTTAGCGAAAGTTAGTGCGATGAGTAAAGCGCAATGAATAGCCATCACGCCGCATTAGACACAGCGACGGGGCTGTTTGCCGCCGTTGCCGTATTCAGCTTCTGGCAGGGCATTGCGTTGGCCGTGACCATTATTGCCGCGCTGGTGTCCATCGCCTGCGGGCTCATCAGGTTGCATGACCGCCTCAGATATGGACCATCCAAATGAAGCGCAAAACCTACCGAGAGCACCTTGAGGATACGGTGAAAGAACCGATCCCCGAGGACATGAAGAAACTGCTGGAAAAGCTGGAATGGCCCCGCTGACCGCACGAGTGACAGCGACGGGAGCGTTCGCCCTCGCGCTGGTCAATCTCCTCTCGGCATGGGGTGTGCTTATCCCGGTGTACCTCAGTGCAACAGCGGTAACGCTGGTGAACGCGGCGGCACTAGCGGTTGCGGGGGCGTTCGTCGGAATCAAGCATCTGGTGGAGGGCAAGAGTGCCAATTCTTGACCGCATAGAAGCCGCTGGCCGCGATGCGTGGCTGCGGTTCGTCAAATGGGTGAACGGGCTGTCCGCGTCGATCTTTGCTGCCGTGGGCGCCGCTTACGAAGCGCGACCCGATGCGGTGAAGGCGCTGCTACAGCAGGTTCCGGTGTGGGCGTATTTCCTCGCTGCGGTGCCGTTCTTTGCGCTGGTTAATCATGCCCTCAAGCGCGCCAAGAACGCCTCCTAAAACACCGGCGCTGATTGCCGCCGCAGTCCTGCTGGCAACACCGCTGACAACCGCGTTCGAGGGGCTAAGGCTGAAGCCGTACAAAGACCCCGGCGATGGTCGCCCGACTGTCTGTTATGGTGAAACCGAGCGCCCGATGCGGACCTATACCGCAGACGAGTGCAAGATACTTCTCGGGGCAAGACAGGCGAGTGACTACGCTCCCGCTGTATTGAAGTGTGTTCCCGAGATCGGAACGAAGTCCAACGCTTTCGCTGCATCAATCGACTTCGCTTACAATGCGGGGACTAAGGCGTTCTGCGCTTCACCGATGGCAAGGCGGTTCAACGCTGGCGATTGGGCTGGCGGCTGCAATGCCTTCAGGGGCTACTTCATTACGGCCAAAGGCAAAACCCTAAAGGGTCTAGTACGGAGGCGAGAGGCCGAGGCGGCTCTATGCCTGCGCGTAGCAACTCAAACTGCCGCCGCGTAATCTCGGCAATCTGCTCTTCAGACGCTTGCTGCAAGCCGTCGCCAATGTAGGCCAGCAGCTCCTCTTCGGTGCAGTTTCGATACCCGTTCAAGTCGCCATCCGCCATGTGCTCTGACTAGCACAAATCAAGGACATTGCCAATGTTTCTCCGCTCCGCGCTGGTAGCCACGGCCCTTCTTGTGCCTACGCCAATATCCCCAGCGTCAATGACGGGGCTTGTCGTGATCTCCCCAGATGCGATCCCGGAGGTGATCTGTCCGGGCAGCGATTACACGAGCGCGGGGTCTGCCTTTCGCGTCGGCCCTGACGGCCTCCTGCTGAGCGTGAACCACGTAACCTCCGAGCACAACTGCGCCATCGACGGCAAGCCAATCAACATCGCCTACGCATCACCGACAGAGGACTTCTCCGAACTGCTTGGGGACGAGGGGCCGTACCTCCAGATCGACTGCGGCGGGTTCGTAGAAGGACGCAAATACATCGCGTTCGGCCATGCTCGTGGCGAGCCTCAGATTACCACGGTTGAACTCATCGGCACGGGCGCAATCGATGACGGTGAGGCGATCCTTGTCGGCATGATCCCGGTGATTCCTGGGATGTCAGGCGGTCCCATTGTCGATGCGGAAACGGGCCGCGTCGTCGGTACCGTGAACAAGGAAAACTTCGAGGCCGGTCTGAGCTGGTCCGTCCAACTCAAAGACACTCCCATCTGCAAAAAGGGCATCGCATGACAGCGTGGCTACCTTTCATCTTCTACATTTGGTTCGTCGGCGGCCTAATTGTCGTGGCGAACACCTCTGATATCGGCACGGCGCTCGCGTGGCCGCTCATCGTGGCAATCAAAGCGGCCAAGGCAATCCGCAATTCCGTGAGGGCAGCATGATCTTCCTCCGCCTGCTCGGCCCGTTCGGCATTGCCGGGGCCGCGATCTCGCTCATCCTCGGCGTCCTGCTCGGCGTCCAGAAGATGGAAACGCGGCACTGGAAGAAGCAGGCCGACCAGTACGAGGCTCTTTACCACCACGAACACGCGACCGTCCTCGGATTGGTCGAGGCGCAGGAAGAGGCGAAAGCCGACAACCAAGCGCAGGTCAGGAAAATCGAACAGCAATATCAGAGGAATACCGACGATGAACGCCAAGCGTACTTGCGCGATCTTGCTAAGCTGCGCGCTGATCGGATGCGCTCACAGGGAAAAGCCGCTCCAGGTAATCCCAACCCAGCCCCAACACCCGCAACTCCAGCCCCCGCCCCCGGAGCTGATGGAACTCGACTGTGTGTTCCTGCCGAGTCCGCCCTGTGTGAAGCGGGGGCCGAAATCGAACTGAGGCTGATGCATCTCCAGAACCTTCTCGAGAAGCAATTGGCCATCAATCCAAACAATTAAGAACTACGGGAGCGCTCCGAAAAACCGGAGACGCGGGGACAACCATGTGGAACCTCGTATCCTCGTCGTGGACATCGAAACGAAGCTCTTTGAGGGCTATCTGTTCGGCCTCCGCGATCAATATGTCCAGCACACCCAGGTCAAGGACGACTACGGCGGCCGCCTGATTCACATGGTCGGCATGAAGTGGGTCGGACAGCGCAAGACCACCGTGCTTACCGAGTGGGAGCATGGCTATCAGGGAATGCTTGGCGGCATCCACGAAGCCATGTGCGCCGCCGATGCGCTGGTCGGCTATAACAACGTCATCTTCGATACGCCGAAGATCGAGGGCCAGTTCGCGCTTTCAGGCATGGAATTGCCGCCCAAGCCGACGCAGATCGACCTCTACAAGACCGTCCGCAAGATGGGCTTCATCAGCAGCAAGCTCGATTACGTGGCCCCCCTGTTCGGCCTCGGCTGCAAGGTCAAGCATGACGGCCTTGCGATGTGGAAGGCGGCTGCTGAAGGGTGCCCCAAGGCCCGCGCCCGCATGGCTCGCTATTGCGCCGGGGACGTGAGGCTTACCGAGGAGCTGTATCACAAGCTAAAGCCGTATATCAGAAACTTTCCCCGCCTCCGCAGCGGCGGAACGTGCGGCACCTGCCAATCCGATAACGTCCAGAGGCGCGGATACAACTATAGCCGCCACTTCAAGACCGAGCGCATATTCTGCCTTGATTGCCTATCCTGGACGACCGGCAAGCGAGTGGTCGCGAAATGATCCGTAAAATTATACGCCACTCCGCATATACCGGGGTATACTCATGAAGAAACTGGAGATCACCCGAGGCAAGGTGCGTCTCTATTTCGATCCCGAAACCGCCTTCATCAGAATGGACTCAGGAGGTGGAGGATATTCGATGGAGCTGACCCCGGAAGATATGCTCAAGCTATCGGGATTCATCCTTGGTAGCCTTAAGATGCGTGGTACAAAACCTCGGACATCCGCTAAAGTATCCGAGGTTAACGCGTGTCGGCGCTCAACAGG